TTCAATAGCAAAACAGTGCCGGACACGGCGGTCAACGCACTCGACGGAGGTGTAAAATTAGATGTGTATAATGCTGATCCTTTGATGACGCGCAGCGAGTCAATGTAGCCAAAATATGCTTCGTTCGCGTTATGTGCGCATGCTCCGATCATTACGCCTTTTGAGGCACCCAAGTTTTCAGACGAGGCGAAGGTAAGAACAGCAACACCGTTGGCATATACCTTTATGGTGCCACTGCTCCTTACCATTGCGATATGCGTCCAAGTATTGAGCGGAGCATTTGCTATGGCTCCCCAGTTTTGGTGTCCGGTTACGGAGCCGCCATCGGCGGTGACATATATCTGGTCTACGTTATATCCATGTCGCCAAAGCAGTCCATTGTCGTATGTGCCAAAATTTATTAGGCCACCAACTAAGGTTTGTTCGGTCGGATAGACGAACATTTCAATCGTGAAGTCTCCGGTACCCATTCCAAATGCGGAATTACTGGATATCGTAAGGTAGCCACCATTGCCAGTAAAAAACGCAGACTTATCGCCAAACTTACTTTGCTCTGTGCTAAGTTGAACACTACCATTAATGGCTACATTGTGCGACTGTGCTGAAGAATCGACGAATGCTAATTGCGCGGGATAAACATCAAACGCCTTCTTGCCAGACGCCGCCTTGCTGAATGTGTCGCCGCTGTTGTAGATGGTCGTGGTGCCATCCCACCACTTGACTGCGTACACTCCAGTGTCGGAGGCGGCGGTGCCGGTGACGTTGCCGGTGGCCTTCTCGGTGAGACACCAGAGTCGCGTGTAGCCCAGCGGCGAGAAGGTGGGCGCGCCGGATCGCAGGAACCCTATCCGTGCGGAGATCATGCCATGTCCTGCACTGCGGAGCCGTACCAGTTGGTGCCGTCGCTCACGAACGTGAGAACGTCCACCTTATTAGCCCCGGTCGTGATCGTCGGGGCCGACGCACCGGGCCACTTAACAGCCGTGAACGTCGCCGTGTTGCTGCCGCCCTGCGTGAGGATGAGCGTGAGGGACGCACCGGCCACGGCGGTCGGCATTGTGAACGTGCAGTTGCCGTTGAGTGTGACGCGCTGCACGCTGGCCGACGAGAGCGAGAGCGTGGTCGCGGTGCCGCTGTTGCCGAGCGCGGACGAAGTTTCCACCGTTACGGGCAGTCGGGCGAGGGCGAGCGTGCCGCTGGTCACGTCCGATGCGCTGTGGGTGTGAGAGGCTGCCGCCGCATCGGTGATCCCGTAACCCGAGAGCGTCGTTGGCGTCGAGGTGATCGTGCTCCAGGCTTGGTTGTGTGCGGCAGGCGCAAACGTCGACGGCGTTCCAGACAACGACGAGTAGGCCACGGCGGGCGAACTGCCAGCCGTCACTCGCCCCTTTGCGTCCACCGTGACGCTGGTGAATGTCCCTGCCGAGACGCCCGTGCTGGAGAGCGTCGCCGCGAACGACCCGGTGCCACTGCCGGTAACGTCGCCAGTGAGTGTGATTGTCTGGTCGCCCGTGTTCGTCCCGCTGCTTGTCCCGCTGAACGTGCCACTCTGCGTGGCGAGCGTGCCGAGGCCGCTCACCTGCGAGTTGCTGATGGAAGCCGCTGTCGTCAAAACGCCGCTTGTCGTAGTCACGACGATCTGCCCGCTTGTCGAGCCGATCGCCCCGGCGTTGGTTATGTTGCCGTGAACGTGGCTTGTCGGCGTGCGGGCATCAGTCAGCCTCGCGTCAGATGAACCAACAGCATCGGCGATCCCGTAGCCCGACAGGGTGGTCGGGGTGGAAGTAATCGTTGACCACGTTTGCGTCCCTGTGTGATTCGCCCTCGCCAGAAGGGTCGCGTCTGACGAGTTAGCCGTCGCGCCGGTAGCGATGCCGTCGAGTTTCGTCTTCGCGGACGAAGCAGCCCACCACGCTGCAATCGCTTGAAATACGCGGACGGGCGTGAACGCAAACCGGCTTGTGCTTGTGCCAGCCTCTGCGTCGGCTTGGCTCGCAGTTGCAGCCGACCACTCGCGAGAGTCGGAGAGGCGGGAGTCGGAGGTCGAGACCTTGCCATCCAGGGCGGTCTGCGTCGCCGTGCTGATGGGCTTGCTGGCGTCGCTCGTGTTATCGACGTTGCCAAGGCCCACGTCGCCCTTCGCGAGGGTGACTGCGCCAGTACGACCGGCTACGCTCTGCACCGGAGCGGCCGCCGCAGCCCTCGTGTTTGTGTAGTACAGATTTGTCGACCCCTCGGTCACGCTGTCCGTCGAGCCGGGGCTGGGGCTGATCTCAACGTAGGCACTGCCCGACCAGCGGTAAATTTTGGCCGTGTCTACTGTAACGTAGATTTTCCCGCTCTCGCCGGTAGCGGGGAGTGATGCGAGGCTGGCAAACTCAAGAACGTCGTCCACATAGGAGGGCAGTTGTGACGACGGCACCAGACCGCTAACGAGGGTGGCGTATGTTCCCGACGCTTGCTTGCCGTCAATCGCAGCCTGCAATCCGCTGACGTCCGAGATGGCGTGAACGTGGGGCAGCGGTGCTCTCGCGTTGCTGAGTCGAGCGTCGTTCCCTGCCGCCACCGTCCCGGCCGTCGCCCCTACGCTAGGCGTCTGCCTCGCGTACTGCGAGGCGTCAAACGTCGAGCCCGTCGAGCCCGTCGCAATGCGGCGATACAAGACGCCGTCTCGTTCGTACAGCCTGCCTTGGTTGTGCGTTTGATTGGCTGCCCACGTTACGGGCGCAGTTGTCAGGACCGTGCCCACTGTGACGACGCCGTTGACCGCAGAGTTTGCTTGGTTGTACGCAGTCGTGACAACAGTCCCAAGCGGGGTCGGATTGTCGCCTTGATCCAAAATGCTTGATACTGTGATCGCCGTCAGGGCGTTGCCAGCATGGACCCCGCCCACGGCATCGACGGCATCGGTGAAACTATTTGCGGTGAGTTCTCCGAGAAACGCTGGGGCATCGCCGTCCGCCAGGGTTAGGCCGACGCCGCTGTCAATATCCGCCAGCGTGTGCGTGTGCTTTGCCGCCGTCCCCGCAGGCCCGACCCCACCCGACACCGTCGCCGTGATGTTGTCGCCAGACACGGAGACGCTGATCTGCTCCTCGCTGACGTTGGCGTTGATCCCGGGCATCAGGAAACCTCAACGGTGCCGGTGAGTGCTGATCGCCTGACGTTGCCCGGAGCCGTCCAGGCCAGCGACCACCCGTAGGTGCCGCGAGCCAGTTGCGACGTCTGAGTCTTGCTGAGAGACACGTTTACCTTGCCGTCGACGGCCGAGAACAGCGTGGCCGTGAGCGGCGTTACCTCGGCCCCGGTGACGAGCGAATTGAGTGACGCAGTGACCGTGTAGCCAGTCATCGTGATCGGAGAGAAGTCGACCAAGGCCGAGAAGTCGTCTCCGGCCTTGAAAGACAGACTGAGTTTTCCCGGTTGCTGGTCGTAGGATGGCATGGTTCTCTACAGTACGGTGACGCTGATAATCACTGTGATTTGCTCCTTGTCAGTTCTCTATGAATCTCTTTCTGGCTGTCGGCCAGTTCTTTGAGCGTCTCTGCTTGCTGATTCTGAGTCTTCCCGATCTCATGGAGAGTCTCGGACGTCGTCTCTAGGAACTGCGTGTGCGACTCGACTATTGGAACGATTAGTGTGTGATGGACCGAAGTGGCGGCCTCGCGGAACATCCAGAGCACCGCCCCCAGGACCACGACCGGGACCCCGAACCGCTCGGCGGCGTCGAATAGGGTCCTTTTCATTCCGTCGGTCATCGCTTCCACCCCCTCATCAATGCCGCGTTCTTTGGCGAACGGAAATACCAGTCCAACAGTTTCTGAAGGATCACCTGGAGCAGGGGCCCGATCAGAATCCAGAAAATCGGCCCAAACTGCTTCTCGTCCGTCGACTCCCTCACGAGGCAGTATCCTCGCTTCACGTTCTGGCCCCAGGCGGCCAGGACGATCTCCTGGGAGTGGTTGCTCGACGTGATGTGCCGGAAGAGTTCGACCGGCGACTGTTCGATCGAGACTGCGATCAGGTCGTTGACCCGGTCACGGCCGACGAGATTCCTGCGGACGATCGGAAGTTGCTTCCAGATCGTTTCCTGCACAATCTTCATTTCTTGGTCACGCATCGTCCGTCCTTGCATTTGCACTTACAGTTGTCTGGGCACGGGCAGTCAACGATCGCTTGGCCGTCTCCGCTGCGAACCTTCCCCGTGTTGCCACACTTGCCGCAGCATTCAACTTTCGGCGTCGAGGTCTTGGCCCCGCACGCGTCGCGGGCGGCCGTCGCGAAGCACTCGCAGAGAAGGTCCATCCTGTCGGGCGGCGACCCGCACCCGGCGACGAGGACGACGGCGACGAGGAGACGCTTCACAGGATTCCCCCCGTCCATCGTGGAAGTTTGCGGGGAGGAAATCCCTTGTAGCCCGATAGGGCGTAACTGTCCTGGCCCTTCAGCATCCGATCGACGACGTCAGCGTCGACCCAGAACGTGCAGCCCTCGAAGGCCGGGTGCATTTCTTTGCCGGGCACGCCAGAGTAGTGAGGTCCTGAGTTGCTCTTCGGCCCCCAACTCTGCCAGTACAACGCCCCGGGCCTCTTACCCATTCTCTTGCCGATGAACGCCGTGCAGTGGCTCCAGCCAGCGTTGTTCGCTTTGCAGAATCCGTCTTCGTCTCTCTTGAACACGAAGCCCTGTTGGCTGCACTGGGCGACCGGATATCCACTGGAGATCGCGTCGCAGAGTTGCTTGAAGTTGGTGACAAGTGTTGCCGTAGCCACTCGCCGCTTCTTCGCGAACGGTTCGAGTTCATCGGGCAGGCCACTTGCTCCCCACTGCTTCTCTCTCGTTCCTGAGTATTCCTTGAAGATGGTGCCGTTGTAGTCGACGTCGTAGTGGAGGCAGCCCCACTCGGTGACCGCTTTTGCGGCTGCGGCTCCGTAACTTCCATCTCCTCCGTAGTTCCGAGTGAGCCCCCTGGCTTCGACCCTCGACAGGCTGTAAATCGACGCCTCCAGGCATCGGCCGGGCCAGTCTTCGGCCTCGCCGTGGACGACGATTTCCGTCGAGGACAGAGCATCAATACATCCGGCGAACCCATGCCCTACACAACTGCCGATGGCTTGGGCCACTCGCGAGTAGTTGGGCTTCACCTTGATGATCGCGGGCCAGAGGACGACGTCACGCTTATCGTCGCTCTTGAGTTCCGGCCCGGCCTCAGCGAGCGTCGGCCACTTGAGACTGGAGACGTACTTCTCGGCGGCCTTCGGATTGGGGACGTAGCCCTCGGGCCTCCACGCAGCGGCCATGCTACTGGTCCTTTCCGAGCCCTGCCCAGGCAATTGCCTTGCACAACTCGGCCGCCTTCGTCCGCATCTCGGGCGTCAGGGGCCGAGAGTCGTCCGAGATGGCAGAGTTCATCGCATCGTCGATCGCCTCGGCGAGCCCCTCGTACTTCGAGGGCGAGTTGTCCGCCATGCCTCTCCAGATGAACTTAAGCACGGCAACGTGGACAGCCCGCAGCGAGTCAGTCGAGGTGATCGTCGGCTCTTCGACGATGCCGTCGGCCGACACGACCTTCGCGAAGTTCTCGTAGATATTCTGTAGCCAGAGCCGGTCGATCGGGCTCATCTTCGCGGCGACCTTCACGACCGACTTGACTGCGGTTTTCATGTCTTCTGATGGCTCCGAAACGGAAACGCTTGGCTGAACGTCTGGCAGCGACGGCAGGCCAAGGAGGCCAACCGCGATAAGAGCGACTGCCGCGACGGTCCGGAAGTTCACGCCTTCGCCCCCAGGATGGTGTCGATGAGAGACTTGCACAGTTCGACGCCCTTCAGGTTTCCGGCGGTCTTGAGTCGGCTCGCGATCTCCAGGATCGTGTGGGCGTCGGCCATCACGTCTTCTTTTGCGGCGACGGGAAGTCGGAACGTCTTGGCAACTGCCACCAGACGCGGACCCGCCAGGAGAGCAACTCCCGCCACCACGGCACCGGCGCGAATAATGAAGTCATAGTCCATCACTTCTCGCCCTCGATCTTGGCCGAGACCCAGCGAAGCAGGGACTCGCCCTGGGGCGACTTGAGAACGGCGGTCAGGTGCGACACGAGTTCGTCGTCGACCTTGGTTTGAGACTTACCGGCGAGCCACTCGCAGGCGTCGGCAACGATCACGGCCTTGCCGTGAGTGTCACGCTCGGCCAGGAACGCCTGGATGTAGGTTGCGACAGGTGCCCACTCTTGAATGATGCGGATTTTCTCCCAAACCGAGAGATTCTTGGCGTCTGGCATGATCGACCTCCGTGTGATCGCCTACTCATATCCAGACTAACAGCGATCGGTGAGGTCCTCCAAGAACGTGGAAACGTCACGATCGACCTCGAAGATCGCGTCCGGGAACGACCGGATCACGACTGGGTCGGGCTCGGGCTTCCATCCCACTCGCCGCCGCGCTCGCTCCTCGTCGCTCCATCCTGCCTGGAACTCCAGGCATTTCTGTTTGATCTCGGACTCGCTCGGGACGTAGGCCTTGCGGTGGCCCGTCTTTGCGCCATGCCAACTCTCCCGGCGAGGCAGGCCTAACTCTCTTCGGGTGACGTCGCAGCGATCAGCCGTGATCTTCAGCGTTTCGGCGATGATCCTGGTCGGCGTCCCCGCCAGCCACATTTTCGTGAAAGTCGCCGTGCATACGACGACCTTCGGCTTCTTGCCGCTCATGTTCAGGAATCCAGAAGGAGACAACCCGCGATGACGGGTTGATATAGAGGTCCCCTCCCAGAGACTTGTGAAACGAAACGTGCTCGCAATCTCCCCCTTCGTAGAGACCGCCGATGTAATTTCTCGCCCTGTAGACGGCTAGTTGCCCGAATGCACTGTGGAACTTGACCGGAGGCGAGCCGACGGGCGGGTGCCAGAGATGGAACCAGATCATGTCCTGGCGTTCTTTCCACCACGTCCACCTCGCGGCCCAGGCGTCGTAGTGGCACACGGTTGGCTGCGTCCAGGCCGGTGGGCCCCACTGGCACCACGAGTAACTCGCGAAGCACGAGGCGTTTTGATAATCGCGGAAGTCTTCGAGGTGACCGATCGTGTTCGCGATTCCGTCGACACTGAATCCGCCCCAGGGGTCTGCGTCGAAGACCACGACGTAATCGGCGTTCGTCTTCTCGGCGACCCAGAGTCGGCACTGATTGCGGTACTCGGCGAGCGCGTGCGTCCTCTCGGCGGTCTTCGTGTAGTTGAGATGCGGTCGCCCGTTGTTTCGCATCTCGACGAAACGCTCGGGGCCGCTCGACTTCCAGTGTGTGAGAAAATCCTTGGTCTCGTCCGTGGAGTCATTCTCGTAGACGAACGTCCACGCGTGGCGGAACATCGACCCGGCCTGCTCGACACGCTTGAGGGTGAATGGCAGGAACGGCATCGCGTTGCGGCAGATGGCGACGAACGCTACTGAACGAAACTTGGCCGCCTGCTTGCCGAGCATCACTCGACGGTCGTACTCGGCCGCGAACTCTGGGTCCGGCTTAAGGATCAGGTCGACGTCATGTCTCTGAATCTCTGCAAGGCTCAGTTGAATTTGCAAAGGTGCTTGAATCCCTTCTCTTCGCATTGGTGGCAGAGCACATACGGAGAAAGATCGGACGTGGTTAACTCGGGATACCCGTAGTACCCGTAGACACTCGGCCGCTCTGGCCTGCCCTCGTCGGCGTGGACGTGGAACGTCTTGAGAGACAGGGCGGGGTCCGCGATGCGAACTCCGTTCGCCACAGCCCAGCCCACGAGCACGTTGTCGCAGCCGCTGTGGCCCATCGGAATCTCGATGTCGATCGACGGGATCGAATCGCCAACAAAGAACCAACTATCCTGAGTGCCGCTGAAGAACTTCTCGCTCTCGTAGTGGCCGAGCATCGACGGCGACTTAGGAGACTCCCACCGGGTCAGTGCCAGGAGCGAGCACTTCTCAAGCAGGGATGCGGCCTGTCCGCACGAGGGGTCGAAGACGATGTCGCTGTTGGCGACGACGCAGACTTCGCCCGGAAACTCCTTGTGGCACACGTCCATCAATCCGCCGAGCGTCCATCTCTCCTTGTCTCCGTCGATTGTCGCGATCCGGTCGAAGACTCCGGACCCCTCGTTCTCCTTCCTGCACCTCGCGATCTCAGCGTCGCGAGTTTTGTCGCCGGTTGAGTAGGACTGGATGAGGAGGATCATTTTCGTGAAACCCACCCGGAGAGAACCGGCTGAACCTCAATATCGAAGCACGATTCCGGGACGGAAAACTGGAGGTAGTGCCCGCTCCCGCAGCCGGGGTCGATCTCTTCGTATCTGCGGGCAACCTCCTCCCTCTCCTCCCTCGTCTTCACGAGAAACTTGTGATGGAGGATCATCCCAGGGATCGTCGAACTTGTGTCTATTCCCTGATGAAGGCGAGTCCTGTTTTCTCTACCTCGCGGCATCAGCCTTGTTTGCAGGTCCGGAAACAACGAGCCCGAGACGATTGCGTGCTTTTCGTCTCCCCAAAGATTCGCTCGCGGGAATGCGTAAACCTTTTCGTCAGAATCAAGTCGCGACCAGTCCGCCACGGCGAAGATCGCAGCCGCGCTTAGTGTCTCGTCATCGTCGAGTCGTAGAACGTACTCGCCCGAGCACGCGTCGTGCGCCTCTATGAGGGCGTGCTCGATCATTCCTCGTGTTTCGACAGGAACGTAAATGTCTGCGCCGCACTCTGCTGGCTCACACCTGTCGCACCCAACGACGAACTCTGCCCCGAGGATGTCCGCGAGAGCGCGGAAGTGCCGAAGGAATCGAGGCGTGTGTCTTTCAAATCGAGTGACTGTCAGTATCGAAAGTTTCATTTACTCTCCACCATACGCTGTCCGCAGCGACAGAAAATCCAGGAACGAGGGACGTTACGGCAGCCATAACGCCCGGCCACGCTGGCGAGAAGTCGTGCCCGCAGATGACCGCAGACGGGCTGCCCAGCCGACGAGCCAGCGCGATGTCCCTTCGGACGCTCGCCTCGTCGTGCGAGGCGTCGACAAAGACGAGGTCCGCCTTTCCTCCGTACTGGCTCACGAGAGACTCTGAGAACTCTTCGCTACTGATGTCTCCCCGAATTGCCGTGACCTTATCCCGGAAGGGGAGCGTCGACTCCAGAAAAAACGGAAGAAGGTCCTGCCCGGTGCCTGTCTCCTGGGCTTGATCGAAGAACTTGTCGACACAGACAAGGGAGTCGGCGGCCGTTAGGGCCACGCTCGAACGCCCCCTCCAGGAGCCCAACTCAATTGCAAGGGCGGCCGTCTTTGCTTGGCTCTCCAGCCAAGCCAGTTCGCCTGGGCTCATCCACCCAGGAATACTGAGGGCGCGAGTAAGTCTGTTCATTAAATCCTCGAAAACGAAGGTGATTCTATTTCACCGACCCTGATCTCTGGAGCGGTCCACTTTCTTCCCGTCCCCCGGTTTCCGACGAGGCGTTTTTGCTCCTCCTCGTGGGACCACCTTTTTCGCACCTCGGCGGCTCGCTCCAGGATTTCTTCGGCGGTTGGACTCTCCAGGCTCTCCTCGATCTCCGCTCGCGTCGGCAGCCCGAACGATTTTGCTCGGTAGTAAATCGCCATCCGTGAGATGCCGTACTTCGCCGCCATTTCCGACGGCGTTGTCTTCAGCCAGAGTTTCTCGAATTCGTCCCGCCGAATTGTCGTGTCCACCGAAAATCCTCCTAAAAAGCCAACCGATCATTTCTTCCTCTCTGAGAAATCCCGAATGGCCCGCCCCCGCCAACGGCCTACCCAGCCGCTGGCGAGGGCGAACCACCGGAGGGGACGGTCACGGTGCGAACTGCTGCACCCAGTAGGTCTTGCCGTTGGGGGCTACGAACCCGGCCACGCCGATTCGGCTGTAGTTCCTGCCCAGGATGTTGGCTCGGTGCCCTGGTGAGTGAAGCCAAACGACGACAGCGTCGCTCGCAAACGGCTGGCCCGTGGCGATGTTCTCCGCCACTCCGGTCGAGTGGTAGAAAGCCATCTCCCTTGCCAAGCGACGAGCGTGGCGACGAGCCGAGCCCATCAGTCGGCAGTCGATCACAAGCGGAGCGAGTCCGTTCGTGATGCGAGCCTCGTTCGTCTTCTCGACGAGTTGGTTCTCGCCTGGAGTCAGGACCGAGCACGGCTCCGGCGAAACGGCCACCTGGGCCACGAGCATCAAAAGGTACGCAATCATGTGAAGAATCCCTTCTTCTACGAGTTTTCCAACCACTCCCCGCCTCGACGCTCGAACAGGCGAACGTCACGGCAGCCAACGCTCCGAGCGATCTCCACGCAGTAAGGCGCAAAGACCGCAGTTGTCCTTTGTGAGTCAATGTGTCCGGCGGCCGCGAGCAGCGAGGCGGCAGCACGGGCGAGGCCACGACGGCGGAACGGCTCCTTCGTGTAGCCCTCTAGCGTCTGCATCCCTCGCCAGTCGTGAGTCGCCGCCCAGGCGACGACCGGGTCTCCGGCGTCGCGAATGATCGCGATCGGCGTGGTGCTGCCTTCGCGAGACTTGACCTCTTCTTGAAACTCGGAGCCCGGCCGAGTCATCGACGACGCGATGACGGAGGCGTCTGAGTCCGAGAGGCGTCCGACGGTGAAAACTACAGCATCCATGCGGACCGTACAGTACCCGTATCCATACAAACGGTCAACGGATTTTCACCGTTTTTTTCTCCTCGATCTTCACTTTCACGGGCTCGGGTTTCTTTGGGGCTGAAACCTTTCTCTCAATCTTCACCATCTTGAAATCTCCAAACAGGGAAGCAGGCGGCGAGTTGATGTCCTCGCCGCCTGCGTCTGAATTACTCTTCTCGAACCAGCGTGACGCCGAACTGCCCCGGGGCGGCCGGGGGGATCGTGTCGACCGCCGTGAACTCGAACACGGCCGGTTCACTCACGTTCCCGGCGTCGTCAACGTCGACCAGGGAAAGACGAGCAGTCGAGTCCTGGGGGACCGCGATCTCGCCAAGGTTCGTCTCCTCGCCCGGGTGGGTGGTGCTCACCGCGTCCTGGCCGGAAACTTCAACCGTCAACCGCCTCTCAACCACATCCGCTGCGGACGGAGCCGAAGCGGTTACCGAATAGATGAGCATATTTGCCCTCCTATGTGTCTGCCAAACTCTCACACTTGGCCGACGCATCCATTGCGTCTGTCGCCGTGTTTCTGCGGTGAGCCTGTCGATGGCAGCGATCACGCCGCCGAACAGCCAACTCATTGATTAAACCTCGCAACAAAAATAGGTCCGTTCTCTCCAACATACGCGGAAAGTGTGTTGAACCCGAGATACTCTCTCGCCTCTTCGTCAGTCATGCCGTCGCGAGTCACGAGCACGCCGACACACTTCTCGTAGTCGTAGACGACGACCTGGGCGTGGTGCTGATTGACGACGTATCCGATCGCGGCGTCCTCGAACCCATCGGCCAGGAGGGCCTCGGGGTTGATTTCGGCGATCTCAGTCTTCCATGTTTCGGATTGCATTTTCCTGGTATCCGGAGGTGTCTTCCATTGCCGACCGGCTCGACCCCGAGCACCTAAGCGACGGCCAGTCGATCGTGTAGTCGGTGATCTGCACGAGTTTGCTGACCCACTTCCCGCCCTCCATGACGAGACGCTTCTCCGTCCTGACGACGGGGCGTTTCCTGGGCTGGGGCGGCCATTCTTTTCGAGACGTGATGCAGCCCATCAAAGCACCTCCTCGATCGGACGGAGAGAAGACTGAGGGACGAACCACGCCGGGCGGCGGCCGTCCGGGTCTCGGAGCCACTCCTGCTTCTTGGCCTCGGCCCCCGTGAGCCAGCCGACGAGGCGGACCGTGTCGTCGGCGACGATCGCCAGGACGAACTTCCGGTCGTCGGAGTCGTTGTCGCGGACGATCAGGCTGCCGTCGGAGAGGTCTGTAGACCGGACTTCGCAATCGCCCAGGCAGTCGGGGACACGATGGAACGTGTTTACGCTGGGCAGGAAGAAGACGCCAGCCGCCTTGGCGACGGCGAGTTCTCCGCAGGCCCCGATGAACTCCTCGTGGATGCGACGCACCATCGGCCGACTGTACGTCGACCTGTGATTGAGCCCCGCCGCCGCGCTCGCGACGATCCGCATCCAGGCGGCGTTCAGAGCCGTGGACAACTCAGGGAGTGTGAGTGGTATCTCTCTCATCGAGAATCCTTTCCGCTTCTTGCTTGCTGGTCACGGTCTCCGCCGTGGCTCCGCCGATCGTCCGTATCTCGTGCATCCGATGTTTCTGCAATTCGCTCGGCTTCTTCCCGGGCTGCTTCACTTCGAGGAACACTGCCTGCCCGTTCTTCACGCAGAGCAGGTCGGGGATGCCCGAGGTCTGCATCGGGCCGCCCGCGATCTTGAAAGTCCACCACCCGCGAGACTTGGCCGACGCGACGATCGATTTTGTTATGGTCGATTCAAGTGGCATCTCCCTTGCGTGACTTCCTACCCCTCGCCCACGCCGCTTTCTGTCGCTCGGACAGGAGGCGTCGCGTCTCCTCGCTCAAAACTCGGCCTGTGTTTGATCTGGTTGCGGCCTCCGAGCACCTTCTGCGATCTTCATCAGTCCACACTCGTCCTTTCACGGAGTCTCTGATTTTTGACTTCGTCTCCTCCGTGTGCTTTCTTCCGAGCCTGTACTGCCTGATCTTTTCCTTCGCCGCCTCTGGCATGGGGAAACTAAATCCCATGCCTCCCATGCCGCCGGTCTTGAGGTTGTAGGTGTCTGGTCTCGCAACCCACTCCTCGTCGACGACGGACGCCTCGATTAAGTAGGCCTCCTCTGCCGTCTCGACTTCGATGAGCGTCGTCCGCTCGAAGTAATCTCGTCCGTACTTTCGGACCGCGTTTCGCAGGACCGATCCGCTGCCGAGGTAGAGGTGAAAGTTAGGTCGAGTTGTTTTGCAGACTCCGACGTACAAGTCTCCTGTGACGATGTTCCTCGTCTCGTAGACAATCCACGGCATTCCTTTGCCCTTTCAACGGCCCCTCCGTTGAAGCAGCGTCTGCATCCCTCGCAGACGTTGGTGATGTCCTCGTTTGAATTGAGTGGGCAATCGTTTCCAAACAATGGCGACCCCTTCGGGTCATAGCCGTCGCGGAAGATCACCGGGGCGATGTCGCCGCTCGCGGGCTGCTCGTCCTTGTCGCACTGATACGACCAGAACCACTGGAGGCCAGCCGGGGCGAGGCCGCGAAACTCTTCGAGCCGAGCCCACGACGAGCGGTCGACACTGAAGTGCAAGTAGACGTTAGGCCTGGGCGTGACTTGGGCAGCGATCTTCGGAATGCGGCTCACGACCCACTGGGGAATGTCCGGCATCGCGACGGCCACAGCGTCGAGACACGCGACCGACTCCTCGAACAAGTCTCCGCCACCGTTCCAGCGGATGAACGTCATCTTCTTCCGACGCGCCGACTTCACGATTCGCTCCGCGACGCCCCGGGGATCGGCTTTGATCGAGTTCATCAGACGGTGCTGCTTCCTGAGACTTGCAGTCCAGGTCGAGGGGCCTGCGGCGAAGTAGCAGGTGTCTGCGCAGACGATCGTAGGCTGGCAGGTGCCGATGATCGGGACGTTCAGTGAGTAGCCCGTGACCTTGTTCGTCGAGAACGGGTCTTCGTCCTCGGAGAGGAGGTCAGAGTACGGCTTGTGTTTCTTGGAGAGGGTTTTGACCGACATTGACGTCCGTGCTTTTTGCTTTTTTCTCTTCAATCCGCTGAAGCATCCTGGCTTTTTTCTTTGCTTTTTTCTCTTCAGCCGACTTGAGCATCCTGTGCGTAGAAATACCATTTCCAGGAGGGTCGAGCATGGCTACGAAATATGCCTCAATTCGCTTTCTCTCGTGCAACTCGCAGCGAATGAATCCAATCTTTCTTGAGCCAATTTCTTCTCTGCTTTGTCGGACTCTGCCCGTGACGTCCTCGGCCTCTCCGACGTAATGGCAAGAGCCGTCCTCATTAAATGCAAAGTAAACGCCACAAAATGACTCCATTGACCTGATTTCTTTCACTTCATACACGGTTGTTGGTTCTGCTGGCATTTCAGAAATCTGCGACCCCGTCATGGTTTTTGCCTCATGCGCATCGGTCCTATATCCCATGTACCTGTACGCATCGCGGACGATGTTCTTGGGCCAGTGAAGTCTCTTTCTTTTTCCTGAATTGACGTCCACCTTTCCGCCTCCCATAGCGACGCGAATGACGCCAGACGAAAATTCCGGCTGATCATCGCAGCGTTCAAAATCAAAAGTCGCGTGAGACCACCTGTCCTCTCGCTTGATCAAGTACAACTTCGTAATCGTAGGGTCGCCCTCTTCGTCGATAGCCCAGAAGAGTTCAGCCATGCTGAAGCCAGCAGGGCACTGAATAACGCTAATCGAGTCGTTGGGCCAAACTGCAATCACCAATGGCATCGCGGCCTCCTTGCCGGTGCGTGTATCCGTACTAAGACTGTCGCTTCAGCCTTATGCGTAATCCGTGTATTGCAGCATCAGCCCCGCGAACTTGTAGAAGTCCTCAAGTTCCATTGTGTCCCTGTGCCCCACGCCCAAGGCGTCCCAGACGAGGAACCAGTAGTCGACTCCGTTCATATCCCAACGCTTCAAGGCAGCGACCGTCCTCCGCCATTCGCTTTTCGGTATCGCGTCTTCTCTCGCGTATTCCTCGACGATCTTCGGGACTACGGTTTTCAGGTAGGTGATCTTCTCAGCCGGAGTCGCCGCCGCGCTCGGGAGAGGGTAAAGAACCAACTTTGGGTAAATTGTCCGGATGGCCGCGTCCGCTTTCGCAAGACTGTCTTTCGTAATCCTTCCGAAGCAGCGGGCGACTGCGTGATCGCAGTCCGTGTAATCGCCGATCTTCTGCGTCCTTGGCTTCAGAGGAAATTTTGGCTCTGCGCGGTAGCAACTTCTCCACGCGTCAGCGACCGACCAGTTTTCAAGACAAGAAATCTTCATCACTAAACCCTCCAGTAAGTGACTAAACCAACCCTTGGGCAACGTGCCCGTTTTTAATTAGTCGCTGCCGCGACTCACGTCTGATTCGCCAAATAGTTGTCGAGCCCGATCTGCCCGATCACCTCTTGGATCGCCTCGATCTCGATGAGCGAGGCCTCGCTCGACACGAGGTTCACGCGGAACAACTCCGCCGAGATCGGGTCGTCGGACGCCAGGGCGATCGTGTAGCCGCTACGCTCGACGGTCGTGGCCTGCAACTCCATCTCGTAGTTGGCGTCGAGCACGCCCGGGAAGTCGTGGCGAGGCCACTCGACGGGGTCGTGGTCGATGTCCGGGGCGACGTTGAAAAACTCCAGGCGTTCGATGAGACGCTTGGCGTGAGCCTTCTCGTCCTCGGACTCTTCTGCGTAGACGGCTGCGAGTTTCGGGTAGCCCCAGGTCGCGAAGTGAACGCTCTGGGCGAGGTAGGCCTCGATCGCCGACCAGTGGAGACGAAGCGAGGACTGAAGGGACTCGATTACCTGCGGGTTGCCTGCGGGCATGGTTTAACTCCAACTTGAGTACCGGACTTGGGCTCCGGCGAACTTGTAAAAATCCCAAATCGACTGATCGGTCACGTTGTCGCCGCTGATGCCGAGCGAGTCCCAGATGAGATGCCAGTCATCTTCATCGAGCCGTTCCAGCCACCAACTGCGAAGGCAGCGGATCGCGTGGCTGTAGCACGGCCCAGGAAGTCCGAGCCGCTTGCAGTGGCGAGTCAGGGAGCGGATCACGATCTCTGAGACGTGCTGCCGCTCTCGCTTGCGTGGTCCAGGCGGCAGTTGCGAGCGGACGAGCCTCGGCTCCAAGTACATCATGGCCGCCGCGCCTCGCTTGCGTCCTTCGAGACTCTCGTCGTCGAAATACGAGGCGACTACGGCGTCGAGTTCGCAGAGTTTGGCCTCGTCCATGTCCTGCCACTGTGGGCGAGGACGGGAGCCGTATGTGTGCTCCCAGGCCTGGGCGACGGTCCAGTCGTCGAGAATTTCGGGCATAAAAAAAGAGGCCGAGAGGCCAGCCATTCCGTTGTGCTGGCCTCTCGGCCATACACGCCAATCCGTGACGTGTGGGTTATCGTATCCGTCCTTTGTTTTCTGTCAACCATTTTGCGGCCGCTTCTGCCAAGACGGTGCGATTGCTCTTTTTCACGAGCCCCTCGATATACATCAGTCCGACTTCAGTCGCCGCAATCTCGTCGAAAGTCTTGCCCGCAAACAGGCCGTCGCGGACGCGAAACGCTTCCGTCTGCGTGTCCTTGCGGTCCTGTTCGTCGATCAGGCCTGGGATCGGGTCGACGAGCCAAGAGTGCATACACCACCAGCCGCAAGTCACGAGCCATTTCTCGTGGCCGTCGACTTTCCGGACCTCGACGAGGTCGAGGAGCGTGATCCCGCACTTGTCGCACGAGTAGTGGCCGTCGATCGAGGCGAGGTAGGGCTTGGGCTCGGCCGGGACCCAGTCCGAAGCCGTCGAGACGACCTCAGTCTCCTGGCGTTTCCGCTTCGAGACCTTCTTTTTTGCCTGCCCGTCCCTCTCCTCCGGGGCCTTCTCGAACAGCAACTCTTTCACAAATCCACTCCTTGTGTTTCGAGATTCTTGTGTGCCCAGACTCGTCGCCCCACTTCGAGAGCGGGGCCCTGCCCACCGACATGACGACCGAGTTGATGCCCGCCAATTCCTTGCCGACGAATAGGCCGCCGCCCGAGTCGCCAGGGCTGATCAGATACTCCAGTTGCGTGGCCGTGCCGCTGCCGACTGAGCACACGAGGAGCCCCTTCGGGTCGACGTAGTCCACCATGTTCGAGCCCGCGCGTTTCTTCCCGTCGGCCAGGACGTGCCCGGTCGCAAACGTGCCAGCGATGCCGTGACCGCAGATCGAGACGACCTGCCCCTGCTCGTCCTCCTGTCCGTACAACGCCGGAAAGAAAGACAGGGCAATCTTTCTTTCCGAATGGCCGACCGCGATGTCGTTGCCATTGCCTGTCTCGAAGTCTTCGTGAACGTAGACCCGGTCGAGCGGATACTTCTCGCCGGAGACGTACACGACCCAGTCTTCGGCTTCCGCGACGACGTGGGCGGCCGTCACGATCCAGTGCTCTGAGATGATGACGCACGATGCCCATCCCGTGACGCCGGACTTTGTGTAGCGGCATGAGATTTTGGCAACGCACTCGAACTGGCTCCCGTAATCGAGATGCTTCTGGTCTGAGGCCTTTGGATCGATCGTTCCAGCAAACACAGAACCGGCGAGCAAGAGAAACGCGAGCAGGGTCTTCATTACGGCAACTCCAGGCGGTACTTTCCTCCGTCGTCTACCACGATCAGATTCTCCCTCGCCCTGGTCACTGCCACATAGTTCACGCGGCATTCCTCGTCCCATCGCGAAGAGAGTGAAAGCCTCGCCGTCTCGACTGCCTTCGAGGAAATCGTGGACAGGATCACCGTGTCGCCCTCGCACCCTTTCGCCGAGTGGATCGTCGAGAGGCGAGTCTTCGGGCTCGTCGCCAACTCGGGGCCGTGCGACACCGCGCATCGCCGCCACGCGTCAGCCTTCGCGGCGTGCTTTGTGTCCATCGCCTCGGCCCACCTGCCCGCCTTGATCAGTTCGATGAGCGGCTGCTCGCAGCCCGCCCTCTCCAGGTACTCTGGGATGGGCAGAACGAGATCGACGTCCGATCTGTTCCCCTTCGCCCAGGCGGTCTTCTCACCGTGATGCAGGAGTTTTCCCAACTCCTTGTGCTTCACAGCCAGGATCGCGACGGCGGCAGCCCACTCCGGTCCGCTCACGACCTCGCCGTGCTCCAGGTCCCACAACGCCCTGTATCCAGACAATGCACTGCCGCCGGGCGACGCGTCGATCCACGAGTACGGGATTCCCGCCGTCGTAAGTTCCGCCTCGTACTCGGCGAGAGCGAACGCACACCGGCCGAGGATCAGCGTCGACTTGTCCGGCTTGATTCGAGAGATCGCGTCGGTCACGTCAAACGCGTGCTCGATCCGCCCGTCGTGAGTCGCTGGCTTGATGCCCCGGTCGCGGTAGCCCGTTCTCATTTGTCGAATGCACGACTCGCCCAACTTCATCACGATGTCGGGGCAGCGGAAACTTTGCTCCATCGTTTTTTCCTCCGCGTCCCACGCGAGGAAGTGGCGAAAGTCTGAGCCGCCGAAACCGAAGATCGATTGATACGGGTCCCCCACGATCAAGACTCTCTCCATGTTGGGCGACGACGCGAGGCGACGGCAGATTCGATCGACGATCGCCGACGAGTCCTGGGCCTCGTCGATCGCGAGGACGCGGAGAGACTCGGGAACGTCTCCGACAGGCTGCACCTCGCTCGGGCCCTCCTGCGGGCAGTGCTTGACGCCTGCGTAGAGGCTCACCAAGTCGGTGAAATCGATACGCCCTTCGCGGGTCTTCGCGATCTCGTACTTCCTGACGATCGACTCGGCCTCTGAAATCCCCGGGGCGTCGTCGCCGATGCTCGACCACAACTCGATCACGCTGGAGAGCGTGGTCATGGTTTGGCGGGCCAACTCCCAGGCCCTGAGAGAGAGAGTCGCCGAGTTGTTGCCCTCGCCGCTCTCGAACTCGGTCCCGCCGTCCTGGGACCGCTTGGCGACGATCTTCTGGCCGACGGCGTCGCTGACCCACTCGGCCCCGTCTCCGCCTTCGAGGAGACGACCCTCCTCGATCTGGGCCTGCTTGAACGCGATCGAGTGCGCGGTCCGGAACCAACCGTGCTTGGTCAGAGCCTCGGGCTCGCAGCCCCACGAGGCCGCCACCCGCTCGCTCAACTCCGCCCGCCCGGCGCGGGTGAACGTGCAGCACCCGACCTCCGCCGTCGAGAGGCCGAGGGCCTCGCGGCTCGCGGTCAGTTCGCCCTGGATCAGCCGGGTCTTCCCCGTCCCAGGTCCGCCGATCCACCTCTCTATGCTCGCCATCTTGCCTACCTCCTCAGAAAGTGAACTTGTTGAACCTGAGAGAACAATCCAAAGTTCTTCCTATATAGGAGACCTAAACCCTTACATGAAAGGGACTTCTGACCCGAAAATGGTGTGTTTGAACTTTGGACTTTAGATTTAGTGCGTTTTGGGTCTGTTGGTCTCCTATATAGGAAGCGGCTTGTTTCATTCGATCGACAACTTCTCCAGGGCGCGGAGGTGCTCGTCTGACCAGACGATCCACCGGCTGCGGTTGCCCCCGACCGTCTCTAGGCGATCCGTGAACCGATCGAGGCCCGGCGTCACGACCTGCAACAGGCGGCGACGCAGGTCGATCACGTCTCGGTTCGTCACGAACGGGTATCTCTTGCAGACGGCCTCCCACATGGTCTCCCACTTGATGAGCAACTCGTCCTGGCCCGTCCGGCGGTTCTTGATCCACTGTGGAGTGCCTGTCTCCGCCAGTTCTCCGTCGTCGGAGTTTGAGGCCCCGAACCTCCTGAGATAGGCCAGGAGGCAGTTCGCCGTCCTCGCGTAGGTCTTGCACTCGGCTGGCGGGAACTCTTCCTCGCAGTCCTCCAGGAGGCGGGCGAGGAGCCCCTCGGTATGCTGCCAGGGGCCGCCCTCCTCGCGAGTCGATTCACCGTCCCAGACCTTCGCCCAGGCTGTCCTGGACGGGGTCGCCGGGTTGAACGTGCCCGTCGAAGCAAGGATCGCGTCAGCCATCAGGGACGCCGAGCGGAGCGTGTGGGCGTCGATATGAACGGCAACTCGCTCCCCTCGAATCTTGGGGTGCATGATCGAGAGCCTGTAACTCCTCGGGTCGCTGTGAATCACGGTGAGCCGCCACTGGCCGGGCTCGTACTCTCCCGTCTCGCCGTTCCACACGAGGCCGATCCGCTCCAGGGGCCGCCTGACTCGACGCTCCTCCGCCCTCGCCATGTAGAACGCGAACTGGCTATTCACAATCGCGACCACCTCGTCGCGGCTTTTTGGCGGATCGCAGTGGCGATCGTTCTGGGAAAGCATCCAGTCGCAGACCTCTCTCTTGTGCTCCTCCGTGTACTCCGGACGAATCAGCCAGCAATAGCGGCTGGCGAGCCCGACGAGGAACGCGTGCCTGCCGCCGGTCGAGACCTTCATCACCTCGCCCTCGCCGCCACCGGCACAGACCTCGCGAGCCTGAGCGACGGCACCGCCCGTGCCTTGTCGAGACTTCTGGAAGACTCGCTCCAGGAACTTGGCAGGCAGTTTGGCCGGGAGCACCTCATCCGGCGATCGACCCGGGAGCCACTTGTACTGGACGCCGGTCTTGTGCCACGACATGGGGAACACGCTCTGCGTCCCCTTCTCGCCGCCCCCGATCCGAACTTCGAGCCCGTCGACCTTCACGACACCGGACGCGGGCAGGGCCTCCTCATACTCGAAGAGATAGTGCGGCCCGCGTGAGCCCTGGTACGCCGTCGTGTAAATCTTGTCGAGCCCGTACTCCTGCATGACGCGGAGTGCGTTGTCGTCGTCGGCCTCGACGTCGATGATCCCGGACGACGCCCCGAGCCGAACGCCGATGTTCCAGCGGACGTTGGCGTTGGTGTTCTCGAACCACCCGGCGATCGTGTTCTCGTCGTCGGTGGCGGTTGTCTGCCACTCGTGATCGACGGGATGTTTTCCGGCCGACGGGCACGATCGGCCACGGGCGCAGGTGCAGGAGAGGTCGTCGCGGAGGCCGTAGATTTTCACGACCTTCCAGCCACGGGCCGCGAGACTTGCGGCGGCTGCGAACACTTCATCGGCGTTGTACTGAATCACTTGAATTCCTCCTTGAAAAAATGATGAGACGGAACGGCCCCGGGCAGCACAGTGCTGCCCGGGGCCCGTATCCGTACAACAACTAGAACGGCACCGAATCCGAATCGACCTTCGGGTACTTCTCCAGCGACCCCCGCAGGAGCGGGCTAATGCGCTCGAAGTCCTCGCGGAAGAAGTCGCGGAACTCTGGATCGAGAGCCCGGACGAACTTCGGCACGACACGGCTGTAGGGAGCCTTCTTGCCCTGGACTTTTTCGAGCCCAAGGGAAACGACCGTCTGGAATGGCAGAAGGCCCTGCTTCGCCACCTCCGAGAAGAACCGCTGAACCACTGGGCTCGACGTCTTGCTCAGGCGAACGTAGACCGTCGCGCCGTCTTCCTCACGCTGGAGGACAATGACGCTCGTGCCGTTGGCTCGCGGAGGAATCCGCTTCTCACCCGCCGCGTTCTCGGTCCACTGGAAGTAGACGAGTTTGCGGCAGTCGATCGTGCCGTCGGGGTTCTTCGCCGCCTCGATCAACTTCAGATCGAGGTCGCCAGGATCGTCACCCACGACGTGGGCCGTGACGTTGTCGTGACTGCGGAGGTAAGGAACCGTGCCCTCCGAAGCCTGACCCGTCGTCGGCCACAGGTCGTACTGGACCGGGCTCAACGCCACCGGAGTGCCGACGAGTTCCTTCGCCGAGCGGTCGCCGATGATCGTCGTCCATGTCCAGGTGGTTCCGCCCTGGCCCGGAATCTTCACCTGCTGCAAATCCTTCAGCCGGAACTGGCCGTCGGCCGAAAGTCCGAGGGCCCTGGGGCCGCCGGACACCGTGATAACTGTGGACATAATTGTCCTCCTAGTTGCCTACCAACACGCGAAGAGACGTTCCGCCGCTTTCTGCGGCGGGCTCTCTCCGTAAATCAACCCAACTCCAAAACTTCTTCTTCGTGATACGACTCCGGCACCCACGCGCCGGTCTCCTCGCGACGACGCATCTCGAAGAGCGTCTCGTCGATCTCGCGACCGGCCCGATCGAGGGCATCGTCGGTGAGAGTCACGACCTTCACGTCGAAAGGAGCGAACGTCTGGACGACGACGAACCGAAAGACAAATGGCTCCGCACCGGCTGCGGCCGCCGCGTCCGCATACCAGCGGGCCTGCCAGTCGTAGCCAAAGCGAACGAAACTCCAGCGGAGTTCACGCCACTCCGAGGACGTCGTCTTCAGATCGAACCACGCGCCGCTACGGGTGACGCCGTCGGCGCGGGCCTTCCTCTTGTGGCCGTTGCCGTCAGTCCAGAAAACGCTCATCTGGGAGTGGGCGACTTGCTCCATCAGTTCGCGGGCCCGCTTGTGCTCCCAGAGACTTGCGACCATGTCGGCGACTTTCGAGAAGTCGTTCTCGGAGCACTCGACGGCCCCGACCGGCAAACTCGATCTCCACTCTTTGAACGCGTTGCCGCGACGGCTGCCGTCGGAGGCGAGCACGCCCGGCGGCGGCACGACGCACCGAGCCCTCCAGTCGACGCCCCTAACAACCGCCTCGAAGGCGGCGTCGACGATCGAGCCGAAACTCGTCGCGGCGTTGCCGGAGAACAGAGACTTGCCTTCCGACTCGTACCGCTGCGCACGGCCGCCCGCGAGGCCCCGGTAGCGGTGAGCCTTCGAGCGACTGACGTGTTCTTTCTCTGCGTGATAGGCGTCGTTGCCCATGTCGTAATCGACCCGCAGGCCCGTATCCAGACTATGAATAATCACTTGCCAACCCTCCGTGTGAGCCTCGAAAACACAGACTCGGCGACGTCCGCCTTGTCTTGAAGTGCCTCGTAAATCGCCTCGTCGATCGTGTCTTTTGCTACGACGTGGTAGTAGCGGCAGCATTTCGTCTGCCCTGGGCGGTGCAACCGACCGACACATTGCTCGAAGTCGCCGAGGCTGTGCGAGAGCGAGTAGAAGACGCAGTACGCGGCCCTTGTGAGGTCCACGCCCGCGCCGCCTGCCTGCTGTTGGACGACGATCACGTCCGCCTTGCCTTCCTGCCACTCTTCGAGTTGCTTCTTGTGTCCGCAGAGAAGCGATACGGTCCGACCTGACGCCTCGCAGGCCTCGGCCACCTCTCTAAGGTCTTCGAGGAATCGCACGAACACGACGAGCGGCTCCCGCAGCGGGAAGTCTTCGAGCCAGTCTTTCAGCCACAGCCGCTTGTCCGGCTCGCCGCAGATTCGATGGAATACGTCGCCGCCGTCCGGCTTTGCATGGCCGCTCGCCGCGAGGTGGAGGCGAGCCGTGACGACCATCCTGTTCGCCGCCGTTACGACCTCACCGCTCTCGATGCGGGCGATCATCTCTTCTTCGAGCACGTCGTAAAACGCCCTGACGACGCTGTTCAGTTCAATCTCGACCTGAGTGTGGACCGCCTCCGGCAGAGTCAGGACGTCGGCTGCCTGCACGCGGTGAACGTGGTCGTCGATCCTCTTGGCGAGGGCCTCCAGCCCGTCACGTTTCCAGTTGAGAATCCATCCCTTGTACTGCGGGTGGAGAACGCAGAGCCGCTCTCGAAGTGCCCGCTCGCTCGTGCCGAGGATCGAGTCGTCAAGAAACCTGAACTGGCCGAACCAGTCGAGCGGATTGTTGGGCGTCGGCGTCCCGGTGAGGCACAGCCGCAGGGCATCGGGGCGGGACTTGCCGAGTTTCCAGAGGAACTTCGAGGCCCGAGCCCCGCCAGACTTGATCCGGTGACTCTCATCGCAAACGATCGCGTCCCAGGCCGTGGCCTGGATGAGTTTGCCAATCTCGCCACGGTAGACCGAGTCGTAGTTCACGACGATCGCGACGGGGCCGCTTGACGCGAGCCCCTCGCGAATCGCCTTCACTCGCTGGGCCGCCGTCCCCTTCACGGCGACGACGAAGCGTCGGCCCTGGTCGAAGAGCCTTCCTTGCTTCTCCCACGCAGGCCCGACAGCGATCGGGCAGACGATGAGCACCGTTTTCTTGCCGGTCACTGCCATGAGGACGGTGCGGCTTTTGCCGCAGCCAACCTCGTGGTTCAAGTGACCAAAACGACGAGGCATCAGCCAGTCCTTGGCGGACTGCTGGTGCCCCCATGCCTGGGAGACGTCCATGCCTGTTGCCTACCTGTATCCGTACTTTGTTTAGAGGGAGCGGAGACTAACCGACGACTGCCGGGTCTGGCAAGTATGCCGATCGAATTTTTTCGATCACGGCATCCAGACGACTTTTTTTCTCGGACTTGAAACTCTCAAGCCTCTCGATCAAACGCTCGGCCGCAGCCTCGCGGGTGCCGAAGAGTTCCCGAGTGAACACATCGGTGCAAAAGCCCATCGGACCCGGGTACTGAACAATCGTCCGGTCGGGCCTCGTCGGGTTCCTGGCGACGATTTCGACCTCGACGATGTCCGCCGAGGGCGTCCCGTCGCTGTTGGCGAACTCCGAAAACTGTGCGTAAAACATGATCAAACCGCCTCCTCGTAATAGACTGGGATCGCTTCTGCCTTCTCCTCGCAACTCTTGCAGCCGGTATCGTCGCCGAGCACCGAGTAACAGTCGGCAGCGTCCTGGTAACTCGTCGCCGCGCACAAGCCGAGGCCCGCACGACGGTAGAATCCAGCACTCTTGATGTACAGTTTCGCTGCCGCCTCGTAGCGGCTGCGACGAACGAGACCCTCGTTCTTGACCTCCTCCGCCTGGGCGACAAGCCGATCGCCCTCGGCGATCCACTGCTGCCGCCACTTGGCGAACGGCCAGCGAAATGGTCCTTTGTTTTTGCTCACTGGTCTCTCCTTCGTGTGTTAGGGGCGGCCCGGCGGGGAGGCCTCGTGCCTGCCCCGCCGGTGCCCGTGTCCGTACATTCCGAAACTACACCGCCAGCAACTGAGGGCCAACCTCCGCGTCGATGATGCCGTGGAGCCGCTGGGTACGCTTCTGGAGTTCGCCGAAGGGCTTCAGCACTTCGGTGAACGCGTTGAAGAGAGACCAGCCAGTTGGAGCAACAAACTCCGGGTGACGCGGCTCCTCGAACTCCTCGATCACTCGCGGGATCGCCTGCGCCGGGATCGCCTGCGCCCGGTAGGCACGGAGCACGAGGTCGTGGAGGTGGGCCTGCCCGCGAATCTCCAGGTCCTTGTAGCACTCGATCCGACGGTCCTGGTTCGCCCGGTGAGCCACGAGTTGAGCCACGCCGTCCGCCACGAGCCGTGGCAGGCGGTCGTAGATGAACCGCGTGTGCTTCGAGGCGATGTTCACGTCACTGGAGAACGCCAGATTGTCGCAGACGAAGACCCGGCTCCCGAGCGCGAGGCCGACTGGGAAGGACTTGTCGTGACTGTTCCGGACGCCGATCGTGACCGCGTAGTCCGGCTTGTCGCTCGCGAGAGTGATCAGGCCGAACAACCTTGCACCGTCCTTCGTCAGAGCGAACGCCCGATCCGCGATCGAGAGTCCGCTGCCGACGATCGAGTTCTCGACCGCATCGATGACGGCACCGTGAGCCACCGGCTGCCACAGCCGGTTCTTCTCGGACACCGTCGGCTCTGGCGTCGCCACTGCATTGACCGCGTCGCGATCGACGAGGGCGGCACCAGCGTGGAGGCACAACTTGTTTTTGATCTCGCTCATTTCAATCTACTCCTCGGGGGTTTGGGTTCACTTGTCCAGACAATTTATCCAGCAATCGCACTATTGTCAAGCCTTCGCGATAGGCCTCTTTTTTCCGGTGATCGTGTAGGGCCTCGGAACCAGAGAACAGTCGATCCGCCTCCGGCGACCCTCGACGTGGAGCACCGCGAAGCAGCCCTCTCGGTCGACACACTCAATCCAGCCAACTGCACCACGCTTGACGTAGGCAATGAACTTGAATGGGCCCGTCGACGTCAGGCGAATCTTCGCTCCGTCGCTCGATTTCCAGTACGGACCGCCCTTCGCCCGGAAAGAATCTCCAGGGCGAATGACGACACGCTCGCTGACTCTATACTCGTGCTGGCGGATAGTCTTCATGGCACCTCCTCTGCCGGAATAAAGCACACAACCTCGCTGATGTCGCTCGCCAGCCCGCGAGGGCTGAACGGACGACTCGGAACTTCTTGGAGAGTCGCACCGCCTCCGTAGGGCAAAATCGTGTATTGCCCGATCCGACTGGAATCGAGCACGATGCACTGGAGGAGCATCCAGCCGACCGGCTTGAAAAGGGTGTTCTTCTCCCGGAGCACCTCGGCGAGGCCCTCCGGCGTCTGCTCCTGCCGCTCGCAGTAGCGTTTCGCAAACTCCTGAAACGTGACTTGCTCCACTGTCGTGTCCTTTCTGGGGGTGAGGTGTGTACCCGAGTCCGTACTTTTCTGTCAAGCGATCGCCCACGGTGCTTCCTGGTAGCCGGGCAGGGCGTCGATAGCCGCGCTGGTGATCGACTTCAAAATCCGGCAGGCCTGAGTCTCTTTCCAGTCGTCCGTCTCGCAGGACTGGTAGTCGAGGCATTGGGCCAACTTGATCACGGCGACCGGCGTGTAGAGGACCGTGTTGCGACCGGCGGGCTTGAGAAAGTCGGCGTAGGCCTCCGGCTTCTCGTCGGCGTAACGGTGGCAGACGCTGCGGACGTTTTCGGCCGCAAGGGTCTTGTAGATGCTCTCGAAGTCTGCGGGCCCGGCAGACTTGCCGCCGAGCCAGACCTTCTTGGAGACGGCGTAGTTGGCGAGGGCGGCGACGTGTTTTTTGCTGACGACGAATGCGGACATGGGTTTGGCTCTCCTGGTTGTTGTCTCGAACTGCCCCAAGTATAGCACCGATCTAGGTGCATTGCAAGTGGCCTGAAAATCGCTGGAAAACAGGACTTTTTCAACTATGACACAAGATCGGGCTTGAAGCCGCCGGGGTGGGCACCTCGAACCTTGCCCTTCTTGCGGCCGTCGGCTTTTTCTTTGCCGTATGCCCTCACGTCCGCAAGGCTGAACGCCAGCGTCGGCCCCCAGGCCGTGGCCTTCAAAATCTTCTTGCGTGCCAAAGTGCGGATGTGGGACATGGACATTCCGAGCACCTGGGCGGCGTCTCTTGTCGAGACGGGGTCAGGGGGAAGTTTCGTGACTTTCATCTAAGTTTCTCCAGGGGGTGCGGTCAATCATACCACCGATGGCGTTCTTTTGGAAACGTGATTATAGAGCCGTGAGCAGGCCGAGCACCGCGTGAGATAGACCTCCAGGTGCTCGGTCTCATAGCAGTCGAATGCCTCGTGCCAGTCGACGTACTCTGGCTTCGAGGGGTCGAAGTCCGGAGGCGAGTCGACAAGTCTCTCTCCGCCACACCAGCACGGGGGGCACCCGTCGACTCGGCCACCGGCCTTCGCGACCGCCTTCTGAAGGTCAATTCGTCGTTTCATATTGCCTCATCTTGTCGAGGTGTTCGTTCACGTCACGCAACGCACGGACGAGATTCGTGAGCACGGCGTTCTCGCGGCGGAGCCGGTCGTTGTCCGCCTCCAGCCTCGTCGCGAGGGCCTGGAGGTCGTCCGTCTTATTCTTGCTACCGAAGAGCCAGTTCATGTCGCCTCCCTTGCTTCAAACTCCGGCTTGACGTATTTATTCCACGCGTGCCCCAGCCCGACGCGAAGTCGGAGTGCGACGAACGCCGCCGTGAGGTACGCTCTCCCGAGCGGCGTCGAGAAGTAGTACGCGGCGGTGTCGTCGACGTCGTTGAAGTGCTGAAGCGAGTCGGACAGAGACTCGTACTGCTTCTGCCTGTCAAGGAAGTGGTCTCGCTGTTCATTGTTCCCCTCCGCCTCGGCGGCGGCGGCGCACTTGGAGGAGGCATCAGCCATCGCCTTCGCGAGAGCGGGGATCACTTGCGATTGCTCTTCGTCCAAAAAAAGAATGTTCATTACTTTCTCTCCGGTGGTGAAACGAACTCGACCTTCACTGGCTTGGCGTCAGCGTATCCGTACAAAGACGCATCGTATACCCATTCCCTCGTAAGGCAGTCCTCCAGGATTCGCGGCGTCACGACCTTGTGCAGCCGATCGCCCAGCCGGACGATGCTGCCAGGGGTGATGATGTCGGGAGAACTCAGGGCGACTCGTGTGGTTCGATAACTCATGCGATCCTCCGTGCGAGAAAAATGATTGCCTTGAGACACGTCTTACAAGTCACGCGGGCGACGTCCGTCGTCGTCTGGGCGTTCCCGAGTTGATCTGCCTGGAGAGTCGCCTCCGGGGCGAGATACTTCCGGCAGTAGACCGCGAGCCCAGACGGGCGAAAGTGAACGTCCGGGTGCCGTCGCCGGTTTGGCTGGTATCGACGGAAGACGTTCTTGACCGCGTCCGGATAGGCCTCCTTCAGGTCCTCGAAGTTGGCGTAGGTCTCCTCGTACTCGTAACCTCCGTCCGCCCGTGGCAGCCAGAGGCTCACGCTCTTTTCGTTGACGGTGTAGACGGGTCGGTTCTTGCCTTGTGGGTCTTGGATCATCGTCGCCCTCCAATCTGTTCGCGAATGACGTTCAGCCGATCTTCATGCTCTCCGACGTTCACTGGCTCGGGCCACGTCCGCCCGTGCCCCGGCTCGGTTGCACCATTTTTGGTACAGTGCTCTCGGTGACAATTGCCGCATCGACGATTCGTGCAGCGAGTCTTCGAGTAGAAGATTCGCTCGCACACGTCGCAGACTTCGAGCGATGGCACGGGGCCGTGGTACGGCCGGTGATCGTTGCCGCCGATCACCTCACCCCACTTGCCCGTCGCGTACCTGTAAATGAACCGCTTGTCGGGCTGGCCGACGTCCGCGAATACGTTCCCGATGCCGACGAGGCTGTCGCTGTCTTCGAGGCTGACCACGAAGACCTTGTCTCTCCAGTTGGCTGCCTCGTGGTCCCACAAGGTGCCGAGATCGACGATTGCGTAGTTCACGTCAGACCACCTTTCTATCGAAGATTTTTTCGTACAGACTCTCGCACGCCAGTTGAATCTTGCTGGGCCTCTTTCGGCCGAGCCACCGCTTGGCCTCGTCGGCCGCGAGCCCCGCGATGGCGCGTCGCAGAGCCTCCTTCTCCGTCGCCGTGATTTCGATTTCAATTCTCACTGATACCTCCTTCGATAAGTTGCCGTCACAGGAATCTCGCACACTTCGCCAGACCTCAGAGTCATCACGATTTTTCCGGCGTCCCAGCGGACGCAGTAACCCAACGCGTTCGTCGCGACGTCAAAGTGTTTCGCGAGGCATTTGACCGCTCTCGGCCACTGCCCCTTGATCGTTTCGTCCGTCTCGCGGATTTTTCCAGACCACGACCGGCCTTCGCCGCCGACTTCTTGGAATGTGACAGTGAAGGTGTAGATGGGTCGACCCCACGCGTCTTCGGTTTGGATGGTTGTCTTCACTGGACGCTGCTCCACTTGAGAATTCGATCGCCCTCTCCCGGGTACGCGTCGACGAAGCCGAGAGACTTGTACCACCTCACGAGTTTCCTCGTCGTGATCGTCCGCTGGCCCTTGGCCTTGAACGCCTCGATCGGCGTCGCCTCGGCCCACAACTCCAGCCCGAGCCCGGCGGCCAACTCCTGCAACGCTCGAATCGCGCGGGTCGCGATACCGTGCCTGCGAAAGTCAGGGCCCACTACGATCGCCTCGATGACGACGCGAGTCTCCGAGGCGTCGGTGACGGGGCACCCTCGCCAAACTCGTCCGTCGTGGTAGTAGAGGAGCAGGCTGCCAACGGCGACCTTCACGCCTGGGGCGATGAGCGTCGAGTGCGTCGTGCCGCCGAGCGTCAGGGCGTTGGGGTTCCGCTGCGGGGGCTCGTACTTCCACCCCGCCGCCTTCGCGGCGTTGATCAAGTCGAGCACGGGGGTTTGGCTTTTGGTGGCGTTCACTGGGCAGTCTCCTGCAACTTGTGTTTCCTTTGGACCAGAGTCGCCACGACGGCGAGTCTGAGAGTCTCGATTGCTTGCTTGGTGGGGGCGAAAGTTAGTCCTCCTCGCTTGTCCAGGTGCATACGGTGTTGCCGTTCGAGTCTCGGACGCTACCGCCGCTGGCGGTCGGATCGCTGATCTGATCGGCCGCCTTCGCGAGGACGCGACGGACCTCGGACGTGTCCTCGCTGTCGAAGGCGGCGTTGTCGGTGTTGAGGGTGATGATGAACTTCACGGGAGGGTCTCCTTTGGTTTGTGTATCCGGACAATCAGTCGGCGAGTGACGCCAGGGCGGCGTCGAGTTGATCACGGAACGTCTCGGCGGCGGCGATCTTGGCGTCAAACTCCGCGTCGCCGTCCAGGCAGTCGTTGCCGTTGTCGATGTACTGTTGCAGGGCTTCGAGGACGGCCCAGAACTTGACCCCGTTGTTGAGGTCGAGGAACTCGCGGAGCACCTTCGGAGCCGGGGCGACGACGGGCTCGGGCTCCGTCGCCTCGGGGAAGGCCCGGAGGAAGGCCGCCTCGTACTTCGCCAGGAACTTGCCGCACGGATCGGCCTCGGTCTTGTCGATGTACTGGACGACGACGTGGGCGTGAACGTGCTTGCCACGGAAGGCACCCGGCACACCACGCGCGATGATGACGGTTCCCCGGTGGAGTTTTGTGGCGACGTGCCCGAACTCGGCGACCAGTTTGTTCGCAAGGGCCCGGCCCTCGGCCGTCCAGGGGAGTTGAACGTACCGCTGATGCGAGTTGCCACGGCACTCGCTGTACTGGCCGCCGGGGAGAGCCTTGACCTTCTTCGAGTACCGCGAGAACTCCGGCGACGGCGAGAGGTGCAGTTCGATCGACTTGGGGGCGGGGATGTAGTTCACGGTTCGTCTCCTGGCTGATGGTTAATCGTTCGCGTCTGGGGCATTATACACCGTGGCCGGTGCATTGTCAAGGGCTAGTCCTCGCACTGGCAAAAGCCGCAGTCCTCGCCGCACTCCGGGCAGGTGTCATCGTCGTCCTCCTCCGGCTTCGCCGCCTGCACCTCGATGACAAGAAGCAGGCTCGACGCGGCCCGGGACAGTTGGCGATAGAAGGCGGCAGCCTCGGCGTTGCCCGCCTTCTCGGAGACTCGCTCCTCGTCCTCGCCACGCTGCCTGGAGCGGTGGAGGCTGGCCTTGAGGAAATCGAGTTCCTTGTCGGTGAGTGTCAGGGTGGTCGTGTTCACTGGAAGTCTCCTGGCTGAGGGTGGGGGTGAGTGTATCCTGACAATCAGTAGTCGGCACTGTCCGACAGGTGGCCGACGTAGGGCTTGATGTAGCCGCAGCCGGAGACGTGCCCGGGAACGCTCCCGTAGTGCTCCTGGCAGTAGGCCTGACAGTGCTCCAGGGTGCCGGACGTCTTGAACGCCCGGCGTTGCTGCCCGGCCAGGACCGACGACGCGGGGAACTCGTCGTAGGCGTACACGCCGTGCTCATCCTTGCTGTAGGTCTGCCCCTGGCTGGGATACTCGATGCGAACCTCCGGGCCGTGCTGGACGCGGGGCTTGGCAGCCGCCCGGCGGCCACGCTTGGCGGCTGCGGCGACCTCGCACAGAGACACGCCGTTGCCGCTCCAGACGACGCGGCCCACGGTCGCGTTGACCGTCTCGCCGGACCGCTTGGTGACGGTGACGACGTCACCGGCCTTGGCCGTGCCAGTCACCCGGATGCCCCACGAGCCGTCGCGAAGTTTGGTGTAGGTTGCGTTCACTGGTCGTCTCCTTGTTGATGGTGATTTGCTCGACTGCCCAAGTATAGCACCGATGCCGGTGCATTGCAAGCCCTATGACACAGTGCTCGGTCTTCTCTCAGATGAACTCGTGGTCGACAAGGTTCTCGAACGTCCGCACGGCGTCGTAGAGGCCACGACGGCGGGCCTGATCGATGCCGTTCGCCACGTTGCACGACGAGTTGCCGCTGGCCGCCTCGCGGATCAGGACCTCGCGGGCCTCGTCCAGGCAGGCCTGCACGGCCTCCTTGCGGGTGGCGTACCCATACTTCGCCCCCACGAGCCCCAGGAAGTGACGCAGACGCTCGGCCCTGACGTGGTACTCCTGGCAGGCTGCGACGTGCGACCCACGGTCCTCGATGGCAGTGGCCGGGTTCTTCTTGGCCCAGTCGAGGAAGTCCTTCTTGGCCTCCTCGAAGTTGGCCCTGATCTCCTTCAAGGTCTTGACGACGCGGTTGTGGAAAATGTCGGCTTCGGTTTTTACGGTCTTTGTCTTCACGGGTAGGTCTCCTTTGTTGAGGGTGGTGTGTGCATCCGGGCGATCAGGACTGCGGATGGAAGGCCTGCCGGTCGATGTCTTGGTAGATGGTCTTGGTCTCGGCCAGCAACTCGTCGGCCTGCGGGCCGCCAAGGCTGGCAAGTTCGTCGCAGCGACGGCTCAGGGCCGCCAGGATCGCCCGGGCGTCGTTGAACGACACGGTGATCGTGACGTTCTTCTCGGCGTCCGGGTCGTAACCGGCGAAGAACTTGGCCGTGCCGTTCTCGAACTTCCGGTCGATCGCCTTGATGCAGGAACTGCGAGTCGCGGCACTCTCCGTGTCGCCGTCGTCGTCCCAGTAGGGCTCGAACGTCTCGCCCAGCGCGGCCTTGGGGGTGTGGTAGACGGCTGGGGCGAAGTTCCAGGCATCGAACAGGCCGCTCTCTCCGGCCTTCCAGATGTAGTAGCCCCGGTACAGGTACGCGACGTTCTCGGCGTTGTCGCAGTGGTTCGTCGACTCGGGGCTGATCGTGATCTTCTTGAATGCGGCCATGTCTCAAGTCTCCTGGTTAGTGGTGTCTCGTCTTCGTCTGGGTGCAGTATACACCGGCATCGGTGCATTGTCAAGGGCTATGACGCGGCCTCCACGAAAGCCTTCCAGCGGGCCTGGAACTCTCTGGCACCGCCCTGGGGGTTGCCGATCAGGCCGTTGAATCCGGCCAGCAGCCGCAACCAGCGGTCCGACAGGCTGTTGTAGGACACGACCCGCCGGGTCTGGATGCCCCGCTTCCAGCCGTACAGAACGAGGCCCGTGGTGCCTTTGGGCATCTCGTACTCCCAGAGATACTGGCCCCGCTCGACGTCGACGGCGACGACCTGCCCGTCGCGGTGGCCCTGGTTGATGTGCTCCTGCCACCAGTCGCCCTCCTTGACCGTCGGGCACTGCTTCCAGAACCGTGTGCCAGCGGCCTCCAGGCCGTTCCAGGGCCAGCCCCGTTCGTGGCGGACAATGGCCGGGTTCTTCAGCCACTCGACCTTCCCGGCCTCGACGTCGCGTGCGAACTCGCCCCGCTCGCTCTCGTGGATCACGAGCCGCTCAACGATCGCTCCTGTGGCGTCGGTGAACGTGAACTCCCAGTAGCCGGGGTGCTTCAGGAGCCGCTTGGCACCGTCCTCGATCCGCTTCAGGAACTCGACGTGCCGGTCCGGGAACTGGCTGGCCTTGGCGGACAGGTGCTGAGACTCGGCGTAGGACACGGCCTGCGCGATCGCGCCGTTGCGGACGAGGTCGGCCGTCTGGCTGGCGACCCGGACGAGTTCGCTCGTGAGCGGTCCTTTCGGGAACGGCGGCAGCCCCAGGATGCCCGACTGCGACCGCGGCGACCGCTCCGGGCGATACGCCCGCACCTTCAGGCCGTTCAACTCGGCCGCGTAGTCGAACGCCTGGGCCAGGAACGAGTGGACGCGGTCGTTGCCGTAGTCCTCGTGGAACGTCGGCGTGTAGGCGTTCTGGGCTCCTGCGGCCGCCAGGACGGCGTCGAAACTCTCGAAGCCGGTGTGCGACCGGAAGAACTGGTCGGCGATCGCGTAGAGCCGGGCGTGGGCGTCCCGGAGTTTCTGCCGGGTGCCGCCCTGGTCGTAGAACTGCTCGGTCGCGATGTCGTGGTTGAGCCTGATCGCGAGTTCGAGGGCCGCGATGCCCTGGTCGGCGGTGTAGGTGGCGTTCACGGGTCAAGTCTCCTGGTTGGGGGTGTGCGTATCCGGACAATCAGGCAGATTCGAGTTCCTCGGCCACCTTCAAAAGCGCGGAGGCTCGCTGGCGAAACTTGGCGGCGAGGGCGAGGCTGGCAGAACGCCTGTCGAGGAAGAACTCGCCTTCCCTGAGCCAAGTCGACCGACGACCCTTGAGGCGGACGCAACCCTCGCAGACTTCCTTGACGATATGCTCGCAGACGTGGTCCGTGAAGATCGTCCAGACTTGCTGGCCCGGATTTATGGCGACCTGCCGCTCCGGGCGGTACGACGTCTCCGGCAGGCCCCAGAGGCCAGCCACGAAGTCGTAGGCGTCCGCCAGGACGGCCACGGCCTCGTCGCCCTTCTCGCGGAACGTCGGCCGGTAGCCGTTGCTCCGCTGGGCCTCGACGAGGTCGACGAACGTCCCGGAGAAGCCGGTGTGCTCGACGACGAGCCGATCGAGGAGCCTCGTCAAAAGATCGACAGCCCGGCCGTACTCCTCGCGGAGGGCTCGGTCCGAGGCGACCTTCGACGACACTCCGTCGCCCTCCGAGCCGCAGATCGAGGGACCCTGGTAGACGAACCGGCCAGCGGCGATCTCGGCCTCGCAGCGGGCGTGCAGGGCGACGGCCTCGGTGAAGGCCTTGCGGGCGTCAGCAGCGAGCGTGTTGTTGATGGTGGCGTTCACGGTTCAAGTCTCCTGGTTAGTGGTGTCTCGTCTTCGTCTGGGTGCAGTATACACCGTCATCGGTGCATTGTCCAGCCCTATGACACAGGGCCTATTTCCGCCTTGTTTTCCCGCCCACCTGGGCCGCCACGGCCTCCGCCTCCCCGAGCGAGCCGTACAGGGCGGCCTTCGTCTTTGGCCCCCAGGCAGAGCCCGTCCAGGCCTTCCAGTCGTCGTTCTCGATCCAGAACTGGGCAGGCTTGTGGGGGCGGAACTTGCCGCCCGGCGTGGCCCGCTGAGACTCGCCGCAGGCCGGGCAGGAGTGGAAGGCCCGGTGGCTGCCTGGGACGCCTTGCTGGCCCGAGCCAGGGCACCGCAGGGCGGCCTTGGCGGCTGCCTCCTGGCGGGCCTTCTGGAAGGCCTCACAGCCCTCCTCGGCGAGCGTCAGGGCGAGCCTGGACGAGATGCGGGCCTGTTCCTTCGACTCGACCGGGGCGTCGGGAAAACAGACCGAGCACAGGGCCGGGCCGAGGTCGGCGACGGCCTCCTCGACAGGCTTGCCGGACAGGTAGGCCGCCAGGGCGAACCGGGTGCGGTTCTTGCCCTTGTTGCACGTCGAGCAGTGGCACGAGCGGTGGATGTGGCCGTCGCTCGACACGACGAGCCAGTACCGAGCCCAGGGGCGGCGATCGTACTCGTCTTCACACTCACGGCAGGCTTCCCGGGCCGCTGCGCAGGCGATCTCGGCGTCGGCTAGGAGCGGAGCCGACTTCGGAGCGAGGCCCTCAGCCAGAGCCGCAGGGACCTCCAGGATGTACGGGGCGACCTCAGCCTCGGTGACTCCGCGAGCCACGGCGAGATGAGTCACCTCACGGCGGATTGTGACCCACCGGCCGTACCTGCCGGACAGGACGTAGACTTGCTTCCCGGCTTCGTCCAGGACGCGGGCGGCCGCCTTCTCGACGGCCTCCCAGGCGCGAGTCTTGGCGGCGAGCCGCTCCAGGTAGGTCAGGTCGATCGCGATCGGGTTGAAATTGCTGAGGTCCATTGTCGGCGTCTCCTTGGGTGCGTGCAGTATAGCACCGATCCCGGTGCATTGCAAGGGGGGCTATGACGCGAGGGCCTCGATCTCGCTTTCCGGGATGTCGACGCCCGCCTGCCCGCAGATGCGAGAGACGAGGTCGAACAGTTCCCGTTTCGAGAAGTCGACCGACCGCAGGGAGTGCTCGGTCACGATCGCGTCCCCCTCGACCGTCACCCGGTGCGGGTAGGTGGAGTTGGCAAGGTGGCCGTGCTGCTCCATGACCGAGAAGCAGAGCCGACGCAGGCAGGCCGGGTGAGCGACCGCGAACGCCAGCCGGTCGACGTCCAGGGGCTGGTCTGCCCTCTTCACCAGGACATGAGTCTCGTGGGCACCGGCGTTGACGCCACGGCCCCTGGCTGACCCGTGGGCCACCCAGGCCTCTACGCGACGCCCCAGGGCCTCCAGGATGTCGATGGCGGCCACGATGGCCGCGCCCCGGATGAACAGGGATTTTGGCGTCACCGAGCCGCTGGCGGCGAGATTCGCGACGATCTTCACCACGGGGCGAGCGATCGAGCCGCCGTCGTTGAACTCGATCCCAAAGCACTCCGGCTCGCCCGACAGGAACCGGCCCACGTCCACGAACTCCCCAGCGACGTCGTAGGAGTAGACCGTAGAGCGGGCGTTGATCAGGTCGCGGACGGCGGCCTCGACGGTGGCCCGAATCTTGAGGGCCTCGGCGGCACCCTCGGCCCAGCCCTTTTTGGCGATCTCTACGGCCTGCTCGAAAGTGTTGGTCCCATGCCACGGGTCCTTGCCTTCCCGCGTCTGGCGGCTGCTCGACGAGTCTTGCTTCTTGGGCACGACGAGGGCCTGCTCGATGAACTTCTCGAAAGAGTCGAATCGGACGATCATGTCTTCGTTCTCCTGGTGGTGGGGTGAGTATAGCACCGATGCCGGTGCATTACAAGCAGGACTCGATCTTGGCCCGGGTGTCGGCATCCAGGCCCTTCCACAGGCAGGCGTCGAGGGCGTCGGCCACCGAGAAGCCCTGGCGGATCAGGGCGGCCCCGTGCTTCGCGGCGCGGGTCCCGATGATCACCCGGACGGCTTTGCCGAAGCCCGCCGCCGCGTTGAACGCCCGGACGACCGTCTGGACGTACTCGACGACGCGGGCCTCGGCCTGGGCCGTGGTGACGTTCGCCTCGAACCGGACGGCCGACGGCTTGGGGAACTCGCTGAGGGCGTCGAGCGAGACTCCGGCGGCGACGGCGAAGATGCCCGGGTCGTAGTCCCAGACGAGGTTCGCGAACCGATCGAGCGTGGCCGCGTCGATCTGGCTGCGTCCGACATACTGGCGATCGGCACCCTGGCCGATCGTGTTGGCCCCGGCCACGAGCACGAAGTCTGGGTGCTTCTTCACGACCGCGTCCGGGAAGGCACACGAATCGTTGGCTGTGAGGTTGTTGACCACGACGAGGACGCCCGGGTTGCCAGCGTCGACCTCGTCGAGGAGGAACACACCGCCGTGCTCGAACGCCTCGCGGAGGAGCGTCCGGACCGTCCGCCCGTTGGCGTCCTGGTAGCCCAAGAGGGCCGACTCGCTCGTCTGCGGGCCGACGCTCTTCGAGTAGAACTTGAGCCCCAGGTCGCGGGCCACGTTCTCGGCTGCGGACGTCTTGCCGCTCCCGGCTGGGCCGACGAGCCACACGTTGACGCGAGCGGCCACGCACCGCAGGAGGGCGGGGTAGTTGGCGTGCCGGACCTCGCCAGGGGCGACCGCCACTACCGGCTCCGGCTTCGCCTCGACGACCGGCTCGACCTCGACGACGGGCTGCTCGACGAAGTCGATCGGCTGGCCCTCGGCGAAGAGCGTGATGCCTCGGCTCGACTTGCGGACCCGGCGACCCGTGTCCAGACATTCGAGAGTGAAGACTCGCGTCCGGTAGCCCTTGGTCGTCGTCTTGCGGACGACCTCGACGATCCTCCATCCGTTGATCTCGACGCCAACCTTGTACGACTTCCAGGCGGCGGTTGCGATTGCGGTGCTCATTGTGTCTCGTCTCCTGAGTTTGAGTGTTTCGGCCCGACCCCAAGAGTATAGCACCGACCCCGGTGCATTGCAAGTGTGGGGCAAGTCTCTATGACACA